TTTATCTTTTCAAGGTCTTGGGGTAATTCAGCTGTGCCTTCGGTGCCTAATCTAAGTAATGTGCCAACATCATCTGAATATGTCATAATCGATTCTAGGTTGATTCCGCAGTCCACTTTTAACAATTTTGTACATAAATTGGTATCCAGAGTCCAGATTGGATTTCCCCAACCTTCAATACCACCTTTTTGGCCTTCGGATATTTCCACCTTATTTAAGTACTTGTAATAGTAATAGACGTGTAGATTCGAGAATAATGATGGGAATTCGCTTAATCCCTCGCACCCAGTTATATCTGCTAAGAATTCACACAATTCTTGCGTATTGTGTCTCTGCATTGATTGGTTATGACCTTCTATATCGATTAAGACAGACACTACTTTTTCATCATTAAGTTGTTGGGCAGCTTGGTGTAGCATATCTTGTTTTTCTTTGTCATTTTTGGTCATTAGTTGACCATCATAATATGCTAATGCCTTCTTTGCACATTCGTTAATGTATGATAGAGTGTGTTTTAATTGTAAATTTGCGACTCCGAATGCTCGGCCTTCGACTTTCTGTTCTCGCTCTTTCATCATTAATTTTACTAGATAGTTTCCTGTATACATAGATTGACCTTGCTTTTCGATCTTAACGACAACTTCGTTATTTTCGGAGATTTGTGTTTCGAATTTTGTTTTTAGCTCGTAAACACTTCTAGATAGAATTTGCAGAAGTTCTGGTTCAGAGTCGCCTGGTGCATGTTTGATCTGATTCTTTAAAGCTCCAGAATCTTTAGCAAACTCTAAAACGTCTCCTGTGGTCGGGTTGTCTATGCTCTTGCCGAACTTGATATCTGCCCAGAATTCTAAAGGTTGGCTCATCAAGTGTAGATATTTTCTTTCTTTAATTAGGTTGGTGATAGTGGCTTTTTTGTCTTGTGGACTGATGATCACTGGTGGCTCTTTGTGCTTTTTCGCAAATGATAATGTAAATTCTTTCTTCGCTAGCATGGTTTTTCGTTTCACTTGTTCAGGGTCACAAGGCCGTTTGGTGTGTACTCTTCTTAGAAATTTGTCGATTCCTTTTTCTTCTTCAATGATTGCATAATAGTAAAATTTATGAGCACTTGAAATTGACTGTAATTGTAATCCGTCTAATTTGTCTAATTTATCTATGAGTATATACAGGAAATGGTTATAGTTTGGTTCATGTGGCTTTGATAGTATCCTCCCCAATAGTGACTTTATGAGGTCGGTTTCGCTCCTATATTTCTGATTATTTGCTTTGAATTTTACTGCACTTAGGCCTTTTAGAACTTCAATGATTGGGAGGGTGATATGTACAGGTGTCCCTTTGAAATCGGACATCATTAAGCAAAGACTCTCAAAGCCTTTCATTAAGTCTACGCATTCATTATAAGTTTCTGTTTGGTTTCGAGCGTCTTCAATGAGCTCAAATATTTCCTTAGCCCAAGTGAATTCGTGCATTGATGTGATGACGTCTTTGTTGAAACTTATCTCTGCTGCGGTTAATAAATAGTTGAATCTGTCAGTGTCGAGGAAATAGTTTGCATTGAAATTATTTAATGATATGATTGTAAAATGTACATTTCTTATAATGATGTAGTCGATTTGATTATTCCTTTTTATCCTATATGTTATTAGATTATTATATTCATCTCTCTGTGTTTTCGAGATTCCATCATGTACGTGGAAATCCAATTTATCAAAATTGAAGACTGATGCCTTTTCAGCGTAGGATGATCTCATTGATTGACAGACCCTCAGGAATGATGGGACCATGACTTTGTCGCCTATATGCAATGATTCACTAAATTCGCCCAGATCGGTCCCGATTGAGGATGCAATTTCAAGATCAAATCTGAC